TGCGGGCTTCTGTGCGGGCTTCTGTGCGGGCTTACACCAGTTCTTATTTTGATATCAAGTATAAATACAATTTTAGTTCCGGCATAGAACTCTGGAACAAGGGCTTGGTTCCTGTATTTGATGGCATTAATTGGCATCTTTGTTCTGGAAATAATGCTAAAATAGTTTATACTTGGAAGAAAGATGAGGAGTAATATTGAGCCGTAGTTACCGACAACCCTATTGCAATTCTGAAGGCAGGGCACGAAAGTTCTTCAAAACCTACGCCAACCGTGTTGCTCGGCGGCATTGGTGGAACACTAGGGGATTGCGAAGTAGGCTGATGTACAAGTATGATATTGATGATTTTGGATGGTATTGGGATACACCGGAGAATAGGAGGAAGTGATGAATTACTTAACCCCAAGTGAAAAGAAGCTTTGGTGGGATGGGTATTGGTTTGGTTGCATTATTACGATGACTGTGTTAGCTTTGGTGGAATTAATTGCGCGCTAAATTATTCCTTATAACCCTCTGCCTATCAAGTGTTCTCTCAGCCCAAGCTCTACCAGAGAACCTAAAAGGCCCCATCCATCTGTATGCTAAGAAGTACAACATCCCGGTTTATGTAATGGAGAACCTGATCATTGGTGAAGGGATGCTGTATAAGAAAATTGCCCCTAACTCTAACGGCACTAAGGATCATGGGATTATGGCCTATAATGACACTACTGTAATTGACATTAGGAAGGTCAATCCGAAGTTCGATCCCTATGATACTATCCAAGCCCTGGATTGGGGCGGGAGGAAACTACAGGAACGGTATAAGATTTTTAGTAATTGGTATGATACTATTGGCAGTTGGAATATGGGCGTGACTGGATGGAAGGACTATCTGAAGGGTACACGGGAATTGCCTGCATCTACTAGGCGATTATTGGCTATTGTGTTTGGGAAGGTGTAGGAGAAGAATATGAAGGAATTACTTAGAGTTATCCCTCTCGATTCAAGAGAGCCGGTTGCATTTGTATGCTACCATCCTATTGCTGAAAAGCGGCTTCTTCGCGGAGAAATTGGAGAAATGTCAGAACCCACTTGTTTAGCAGTAGAGTATGAGTATGATTCTATTTTACATGAACTATGTTGTGCTCTTGGCTGGCAAGGAGGCACACTTTCACAGGCTATTGCAGAAGTTAAAAGGCTAAAGAAGATATGCAGTTAATATATGGTGATTGTCTTGAAAAGATGAAGGATATTCCAGATAAATCTATAGACATGGTGTTATGTGATCCTCCTTATGGCACAACCCCCTGCAAATGGGATTCCATAATCAATTTCCTGCAATTATGGCAAGAGTATGATAGAATAGTTAAGGAAAATGGGGCTATCCTATTATTTGGGCAAGAGCCTTTTAGTTCTTTGCTTCGATGTAGCAATTTGCAAAATTTCAAATATGATTGGTATTGGGAAAAGGAACGTCTCACTAATATATTTCAAGTAAAAAGAAGGCCAGGTAAAACTGTGGAAGTAATATCTGTGTTTTACAAAAAGTCTCCTCAGTACAATCCACAGAAAACGATATATAGTGGTAAGAAGGTGACAAACAAAATAGGTACTGATGCTAGATGGTCAGAAACAATGTCTACAAATTTGACGACATCCCGGCCATTAGAATATGTGGATAATGGGTTTCGTCATCCAACCCAAGTATTGAGAATTAATAGGGATAACAATAGAAAGGGACTACATCCTACTCAAAAGCCAGTACCACTACTTGAATATTTGATTAAAACATACACTCTTGAAAATGAAGTAGTTCTCGATAATACTATGGGTTCCGGTTCTACTGGTGTAGCTTGTATAAATACTAATAGGGATTTTATTGGAATTGAAAAGGATGAAAAATGGTTCAAGGTAGCAGAAGATAGAGTTAAGGAGGCATAATGGGCAGACCTAAAGGTTCACCAAATAAAAGCACTATTGAGGCACAATCCCGAACTGATGATTTGAAGGCAATGGTAGAAGGCACTAAGTCGTTCCCCTTAAATATGGATGGGTGGAATAATTTACTTGCTGGTCTTGGTGGAGCGATGGACAAGTCTACTAAAACCGTTAAGGGTGACTTCTTTATTATAGATGATGATACTCTAGCATCCATCTATATGTCTGAGGGGCTTGGTAGGCGAATTGTCGATATTGTGGCTGATGATGAAACCCGAGAGTGGATTAGTTTAGGTAAGAAGGGTGACAAGAAGAATGTAGATGTCATAAATGATGAACTTGTTCGTCTATCCGCCGAGGCTACCTACAATGAGGCGCTAAAGTGGCAACGATTATTTGGTGGTTCCCTTATCTTTGTGGGGGCTATGGATGGAAGGGTGCCAAGTGAACCCCTACGGGAAAATCAGATAAAGAACATTGAATTCCTCAAGGTTATAGACAGAACCGATGTGGATATAGCCGGATCGAAGTATGATGTAAACCCGAATTCCCCTACTTTCGGCAAAATCCTTCAATACAAAGTTCACATGCATGTAGGGAGTTCTTACATTGAAATGCTTCTCCATCATACAAGGGTCATTACTTTCCACGGCGATCCTATTCCCACCCCATCACGGTTAGGTGTGGAACAGGGCGTGAAATACTTTGGGATGTCCTGCCTACAGTCTATTTATGAGGATATACGGGATTTGGGTGGTGTTACTCAGACTACGGTGAATATCCTGTATGAGTTTATCATTTCACGAATTCGCATTAAGGACTTGAAGAAGATTTTGTCTATGGAAGGTGGAGAAGCGGCTATTGGTAAGCGGCTTCAGGTGATGAACACTACCAAATCAGTCATAAATGCTATGGTTATGGACAGTGAAGATGATATGGGTAGGGATTACAGCACGGTAGCGGGATTGCCGGAACTAATAGACAGGTTTATGCTAAAATTGTCGGGTAGTACGGGAATTCCGGTAACTCGTTTGTATGGACGTTCCCCTGCGGGCCTTAATGCAACTGGTGAAAGTGATCTGACCAATTACTATGACTTGGTTGAAGCGACACAGCGGAATAGGCTTATGCCAGCAATACGGCGGTTGGTGAATTTGATATGTGCTTGGAAGAAGATTGGAACGGTGCCGGAAATAACCTTCAATAGCCTGTACCAGATGTCTGAGGAGGAGAAGGCTAAGATTGATTATACTGAGGCACAGACTAAGCAGATTTATGTGAATATGGGGGCGCTTGATCCTGATGAGGTTAGGCATGATACTTTGGGATTAGAAGGGGTGGTAGAGATACCGGAACCTACTGCGGAGGAAGTGGCTAGTTTGAATCCAGCTAAACCTGATCCCGTTAAACCGGCTCCTGCAAAGGCGGCAAAATAATGGCATGGGGAGATAAAGGCGTGGAAACTGGTTGGCTGATAGAGAGTAAAATCAATGAGCAAACTTGGTGGTGGACAGGTTGCCATGATATTGACGGTATTAATGAGTGGGATACTGATTCTCTTAAATGTGTAAGATTCTGTAGAAAGGAAGATGCAGAGATGATTATAGTGGGGGTTTTGGGTTTTAAGATGCCAAGCCCTAATGTGTTTGCATCGAGTCATCAATGGGGATAATTAAATGACCCCACAAGAATTTAAGCTATTTGTAAAGCTCTACCGTAAGCAACATACTAGGGCATGGCGGCTAAAGAACCAGAACCCTAAACTGCCACGAATGCTCTATCCTCATGCCATAGAGGAAGTATATGCTGGTGAGATATCCAAAGTACAGCAACGGCTAGTAGACTACGCTATAGGCCGATTGCAGACTATCCTACCCAAGTTATACCGGAAGGATGATCTGCGAAGTGACGCCGAGACGGATGAGCTAGAGGCTTTGCTAAAGGAACTTGAGGCGGAACTGCTACTTATTTATGGGACTAATCTAGTATCGTCTGGTGCTTTGGGGCAAATGTTGTACCACACAGCTGAAAAAATCTTTGGGTTTGAGGCTATGCAATACCTGAAGATTACTAAGGTTGTAGCGGGAATACCTTTGCAGATGTCTGGTGCGGCTTGGTGGCCTGAGATGCAGGCAAATTGGGAAGCGACGAATTATCAGCTAATTAAGAGTTTAAGTTCTGAATATATAAATAAGCTAAATACGATGCTATTAACTGGTTTTCAAAGCGGGTGGACAAAATCTGAAATGGAAGAAGCTATACAGGGGCTATCTGATAAAATTACGGGCTACAGAGCTTCCATGATAGCCAGGGATCAAACGGCGAAGTTACAGGGAGCAATTGCTAGAGCGCAAGATGAGAGTATGGGGATAGATAGCTACCTCTGGCAGTCCATGAGGGATACTAGAGTGCGGGGAAATCCAATGGGCTTATATCCAAAAGCCATCCCTTCCCACTATGCGATAGACTTCATGGTTTGTAGATATAGTGATAGTACAGTATACTCGGCGGATGGAGGCAAGACATGGTTAAAGCGTACTGGAATGATGCCTTTAGTCGGACCTTCTATAGAGTGTATGTGCCGCTGTTTGAGTAGCCCTTATTTCGTCTCTTTTTTATCTAATATAGATGCCGA